CCCAGCGGGAGTCCATCATCTCAATGCTGGCAGCATCAAAGTTGTTCTCGTGTATTGCATTCCACATCTTCTTGAACTTGCAGAGACGAGGCACACCCATGTTGAATGCCATGTCCATCAAGATAAGCTGGCGTACAGCATCTAGGTCTTTGACACAGGGATGCACTTGACACAACTCGTTCTCTACAATCTTGATGTCGTTCATAGCAAGGTAGCGGGCATCTGCCTCACTAATACCGTTGGTGTACACGATAGCCATGTTAGGGATGTCCATGTACTCCAGTTCTTCTGGGCTGATACCTCTGTCTTTGAGGTTGCGACCTATACCGATAGTCTCTATACCCAAACTGTCTTCGTACACGGTAAGCACCATGCCCTCGTGTTCGATTAGTTTGTTTAAGAAGTGTGATGCGTTGTACTTCATTTTTTGTGTACCTTTTGTACGTCAAAAGACGCACGGGTTGATGCGCCTTTGTGTGGCTTGTATCCACCGGGAGGGTTTTTCATAAGTTTAAAAGTCTTACCGGATTTCATCCAGTGAAAGCCCTTTGGGGCTGGTACTGACTTCTTCATTATTATCTCCTAATGCTTTTCATGTCCCAACCACACCGCAAATGCACCGGTCATGGCCCCCGTGACTACACTTACTAGACCTGCTTGTGCGTTTGTCGGATCGGGCAGAGTCATAAACCACTCCACTACTCTCCACGCTGATACAGACATCATTAGCATCATCAAGCGGGGTAGTATCTTCCACTTGAGAAACCGTTCCATTGTGACTTCGGCCATGTTGCATTCCTTACTTGCACAGGTCTTCGTATTTAGTCGAGTGCAATCTGTGCCGCGACAAGTCTCCTACGTAGTCAGGAGTAATCACGTGCTTAAATACGGCGTTTAAAATCTTTTTTATCAAGGTCATTTTTTTCCAAAGAATTTTGTTGCGCTGCGGACTCCAAAGCTTGCAGCAACAATAACGCCCAAGCTGTACTGGTACCATTCAGGCATTTGCTCCAGTTGTTGAAATCCATGTGATACGACATCTTCCATTCCGGGTATAAAGGCTAGTATTAGTGGTACAGAAAACAAGATGACTAGCCATTCATCTTTCCACGAGTTTTGGGCACCCTTGATTGCTTCTAAATCCCAGTCAATCTCACCCGTCGCCTTTTTTTCCATAATAGCCGCTTCAGCTTTGGACGTTGCGACCTTCGCCATAGTCTTTGCTTTTTTTGTTTCAACCGTTCCTTCAAGCCACGTACCTGCTAGTTGTGTGATTGGTCCGATAAGTAGGTTTAGCATTTCCACCTCTTTCGTGCTTGACGCAAACGGCTGTTAGGATTCTTTGCAGCTTTGGGAAACTTTTTCATCTGCCCAGCAGAGCGGGCACAAAATGACTTACGCCGCTTGGCTGCTTTACTTCCGGGTTTTACTTTGCCGGTAACCGCTGTCTTTAGTTTGCTGCCGGGATTCTTGCGTCGATACGCTTTTACCCCGGCCTCTGTCATACCTGCGCCCTTCTTTGTAGGACGAAAGTTCTTTTTGTTGCGGGCTGGCATTTTATCAGGCTTTCTTGCCACTGGCCTTTTTCCTTTTTCTACCTGAAGCCGTTACAGACCAGTTCACTCTGCGTGGTCCGGTCTTCTTTGATGCTTCTTTTTTTGTAATGCGCTTTGCAACTTTGGCTGGTCTACAGGCAGGATAGGGACGCTTCTTCTTTTCAGAACCAGAACGACCACACTTCTTGCCGGTCTTTACATCCCGCCAGTCCTCTTTGAACCACTTTGTTAAACCGCCCTTTGGTTTAGCCATACCTAGTACGTTCCACCACGCTTCTTGTATGTACGAACAAGCCAAGCATTTGCATATGCTGACGGGTAAACATCGAACTTACGCTTTGCTTCTGCTTTCACACGAGCGTACAACGCTTTGTTTTTAGGTGTTGCGCCCTTTGATTTCTTCTTTGGTTTAGCTGGTGCCTTAGGTGCCATGGGTATATCCCCCGCAAAGGTTATTGCTTATAACATAAATTGAGTAAAGAGTCAAGGGGGCAAGTTGCCCTGCCCCCAAGAGTATTATTATGTTCCTGTAGAAACTGTAGCAGATTCTACGGGGTTCTGCGACACGTCACATACAACAGCGTGTACACGGAAACGCAGTGCAGTTGTTCCAGATGATCCGGAATCAAGCACAGTAACTTGAACAGAGTCAGCAGAAGTGACCATGTTGGTCGCCGCAGCCTTCAGGTTGAACTGAAGGAGTGCAGCAGCGTTACTTGCGCCACCGTCAACGAATGCGTCAACGTCAGCGCTGGTGCCTACGTCAAGCGTCACGGAGGCGTTGCCCGAAGCCTCAAGGACTTCCAGACAACCACCGATTACCATTGTATCTGCAGGCAGATCAATCATCTTGACGATATCAGCCCCAGCAAGGGACGTGTTATCAACCGCGTCGTAAACCGGAGAGGTGATAACATACGGGCGAGGCAGGTTAGCCGGATGACCAACGGTTCCTCCACCGGTAATGGTACGATCATAAGTAGCCATTTATATATCTCCCCTTACGCAAAGTCGATGACGCCGCGAACGACAGCTTCTGGGCGCAGAACTTTGCGACCAAAAACGTGCAGACCACGAATAACGTCAGAGAACGACTCAGTTGAACGAACCACTTCGGTCTTAGCAATGTGCGAAGCAGTGGAGGTGGACGACATGTGACCAGCGAGAATTACATTCTCAGAGGCGTCAGTTGCCACACCAGACAGAGTTACCTGATCGGTACCTGCTGTTGAGTTAAGCGCAGTAGACTTGTAACAGCGGAAACCAGCAAGGGTACCCGGAATAGCAAGACCGTTACGCAGTGGAGAAGTAGCGTCACCAGTTACCTGAACTTCAGCCATCTTGTTTCCGGCTTGGAACATCTTCTCGTAGAAGATTGGTGGTGCTACAAACCAACGATTCTCTTCTGGCACAGACTGATCGTCCAGTGTACGTGCCATCAGCAGCATCAGGTTGATGCCAGCATCGTCAGTTTCTACGTTGATAGGAGCGGATGCAGTACCCAACGCACTGTTTGTAGTGGTAAGACCACCTGACAGTGAAGCGTCGTCAGCACCAGCGATACCTGCGCCATCAGAGATAGCTTGCAGGACGTTTGCATCGTACTTACGCTTCAGAGCAAATGCACCTGATGAGGTAGCAAGTGCTTCAAAGTTTACGTGCGAATGCCGCTCTTCGATGTCGTCAATCTTAAACGCGAAAGCGTTTGCGTTATCGACAACCATCGTGATTTGATCGTCAGCCAAGTCTTGTGCGTTTACGACGGAACCCCGTGTATACGAACTGACTGTGACTGTTGGTTCTTTGATGATGCGAACCGTGTCGCCAAAGTTTTCAATTTCGCCCGCGTAGTCGGTGTTTGTAATATCTTCTACAACCGAAGCACGACGGAAGAACTTGAGAACCTTTTGGCTAAAGATTTCCGGTGCGAAGTTACCGGAAGGCAGGTTACCATAACCTGCAGCAGTACCAAATGCCATTGGTTCTTTTCCTTCCCTCTGTTTGAGGATTAGTTGTTAAGGTCGATCCGTCCCTCTTGACGTGCAGTGTCTAATTCGCTTTCCAGCTTTTCAAACTCCCACGGCTTGAGACTACGGATTTCAGAAGCTTTCCAAATTTTACCTTCTGTTTTAGTTGTAGCCACTTCTCTCGCGGAGGTTTTAGTGACTGCATCTGCTGCAGAAGCCCGTTTGGTTTTCTTCTTTGCCGATACGCCAGTATCAGCTTTGTAGAGGTCTATGACCCGTGCCGCCCATTTAGCATCCGTATTGTTTTTGTAGATGCCATCAGAAATAGATTCAGGCTGCTCTTCAAGCCAAGAAAGAAACTTTTCATCCACTTTGATTTCGTCGAAATCGGGATGGTGAGAAACAAGCTGCTGATACGCATTCTTTTTCTCTAGGTCTTTTTCTCGCTCTTTGATCGTTCCCAGTTCCTCGCGGAGTTGGGATACCTGTGATTCTGTTTGGAGCGAAGAAACGGTTTGTACGACATCAAACACTTCTGGATATTGAGACTTGAATTGTTCCAGTTCTTCCATCGTCTTTGGCATTGCTACGTTGTTTGGCATCTCTACCTCCCGCCGTTCCAGCGACTGCCTAAGTTCGTTGATTTCACCTTTGAACTCATTGACCTTAGTATCGTAGTGTCGTTTGAGATCGTCGTATCGTTTCTTGTAATCGTGTTCCGCTTCTTTTTTGTTTGAAACAAAACTGTCTGCACTTTCGGGAGTAGCCTCTTCGGGGTCCGCTTCTTGTGCTTCTACAGTCTCTTCCGCTTCGTTGTCTTCATCGTCATCTTTGTAGACATCTTCGCGGTGCTTTCCACGATATAACGAATCATTGTTGATTGTTCCGAATGAGTCGTTTGGTTTGTTGGCACGGTGGCCTCTTGGTTTTGCCATTTTATTACCTCTTGTTAGCGGGGCTACTTTGGCTTGTAGGTAGCCGCTTCGGTTGAGTCGGGGCCGTTGTTAGCGGGTAGCCGACGAATTCTCTAATTTATTTCTTTACTACGAAATTCTTCTCTATATCTAGCTGCTACTCTTTCTGCTAGTCGTTCATCACTCTTTGCTATTCTTTCAAGCACTTCATTTTTGCGCTGTTTATCTACAGCATCGTCAAATTTTTGTGAGGGATATTTTATGGGTTCAGCAGCTTTTAATTCTGGGTATTTTTTATACATAGCTTGTTGTATAACGGGTTCTGCATTATCCTGTAAGTACCGCCTAAATTGTGATAAGTAACCATCCCTAGTCATATTTGCAGTTTTTTCGTCTGTAGGAAACATGCCCCCCACTACTTTGAAAGCAATGTCTTTAGCTCTTAATTCTTCTCTAAGATCACTCTCTTCGTAGCCGAATGAATTTCCTATGTTAGCAAATTTTTCTGCATCAAGGTGTGCTATTTCTTCTGCTAGTACAAACAAATTAAATAGCGTCGGAGTCAAAGGCACGTTGATGTTGCTAGACCCTGCATAAAAATCTCCAAGTATGGGATTAGTTTTGTTTAGTCTAGCCACTTCATTTGCGTATTCTAGATCGGCACCGCTGTAGTAATCGGAATCAACACTTAATTTAAAATCTTTATCTCGCATAACTTGAGCATCAGTAAATGTTTGAGCGTTCGTAAGCAACTCGTTCATCTTTCGATGCACTTCATCAGCTATAATCTTGTCTTCGTATTCGTCTACCTCACCGCCATCAGCTAACTTTTTTCTAGTGAGGAATCCACCCCCTGCTGCGCCCACAGGCTGCTGACCATTCTCTTTAATACGCTTAGACGTTTCTTTTTTACCGCGATTGTTGATCTTCTCTAGGCGGTCATAGCCAATAATCTTGGCGATAGCTGGCGGGACAATGACTTCTCCACGTGACACAGCTATGTCTATCTGTTCTTTTGACGGGGCACCCTTGCCTTGTTTACCTAGCTTTTTGTACGCAGTTTGTAGCATACGTGCTATGTCGTCCTCGCCCGCAAACTCTACGGCTGCTGCGTTGATAACAAACGTGCCGTCATCGACGCTCATAGGCTTGTCATCGGCCACTGTAGCAGCTTCAGATACCTGTGATGGCGGACGCTCTACAAAGCCCGCTGGTGCGGCTCGTGCGACCCCTCCGGGTGCATAGCCAACACGGCCACCCAGTGCGCGGTAGCCCCCACTACCGCCGACATTAGAGCCGCCCATGCCGCCATAGGAGCCACCGCTACCACCGGGAGCAGTGCCGCCGCCAGTAGCACCACTTTGTGTACCACCACTTTGTGTACCACCACTTTTTTCTTCGCTTTTAGAATCTTCTTTAGGTGGACCTGAAAAGTCAGACATTCCAAAATCGCCTGATACGTTACCTTTATCTGGCCCTTCATTAGCTAACACAGAAGCGGGATCAACACCGGGTTTTTGTTTCTTTTCTGAAGAGGCGTCACCTAACTTACTCTTCAAAAAATCAGACGAAAACTTTTTTGCCTCTTCCAAGTGCTTGTTGTAATCACCCAACGCTACATTACTTGTTTTATGAAATATACCAGTTTTAAACTGCTTCATGTGTTCGTTGAGGGCTTGTTTTAGCTGTTGAGATAAGTCCCTTTTTCCTGCAGTAGCGGCACTAATTTGACTTGCGGTATATCCCATCTCCGTCATTAAATCAGTAGTGAACCTGTTTCGTGCTTTTGTGGCTTGAGTTGCACTAACATTTTGACTAGACCCATCAGACCCCACAACAGTACCGTATGCGTCAACGGCAACGCCACTGGCTGTGGCTAGTGCTTTGTGACCGGTGTTGATGTATGTACCAACTGCATCAGGGCGAGAGTTGGCTATTTCTTTCATCATGCCCGGAAGGAACCCCTTACTCATGTGTTCCAAGCCAGCCATTTGTCTTTGAGTGCCACTAAACACTCCAGAAAAAATTGTTTCTCCCGGCTTGCGGTAAACCAGTTGACCGTTTAGTTCAAACATGGAACCGCCACTGCCGCCTGTTGCGGCGATTGAGTCGGCTGTTTCTTTTTGTTTTTTGCGGTTCATTTCCGCCATAGCAGACAGGGCAGGTCCACCAAGCGGTCCAAGTCCCATCATAGTTCCTACAGCACTTCCAACAGCACCCTCTGGGGTTTTGTACATGTCAGCGACGGCTTTACCAAACCCGCTAAGAGACTTATCTTTTTTTGCACCGTCTTGTATTGCTTTGCTAGGATCAACGTAGTCGTTTATGACTTCATTAAAGTCTTTTGTTTTAAAATCAAATGAACTTTCACCGCCCAGTGTGACCCCTGCGCCAAAGACAGTCGGTCTGTCTTCGTCGCTTCCTACGGGTGCAAGGACGTTTGCCTGCACGTCCTGATCGTCGTCATCGTCGTCGTCATCGTCGTCAATAACCACGGGGTCAGTGATTGTTGGCATGTTGTAAAAATCAATGAACCGCGACTGGTACTCGTCTTGAGTCAACTCAGGAGCCGGATCAAAATACGGAGTGCCGCTAGTCACGGTAGTGGTGCCCGTTGTTGTGTCGTTTTCAGCCATTGTTTTTTACTACTGCCTCGTAGCTATCCTTCAGTTGAAGGAGGGTTTCCAGTAAAGCCAGCTTCCCCTGCAACTGGCGCAGTTCCGACTCCGATTGTGCCGTTACCACGGCCCGAATCGTCAAGTCCTTGAGGTCCGCTAGGTACTCCCGGAGCGGCTCCCATTCCTTGCTGTTGAGCATCGGGGCCAGCTTGCGGGCTTGGTCCTTGTTGAGCATTTTGCATCATTCCTTGTAACATCTGTGCGTATACTTGCGCTTCGTTTTGATCGTTGACTAGGCTGTCAGGATCAATGTCCTGTGAGATAGCCAGTTCACGCATCAAGTTTGGTATCTTTACGAACGGAGCAAGCATGGGGTTAGCTACAGTCTGTAGCAACGAGGTAAGACGCTGTGTGCGGACTTCTTTTTGCATGACGGCTGCAACGCCACGCGGTTTGATTTCTAGGTCGCCTGTGATGTCCTCAATGTTTTCACCAAACTGCATGTTCCACTGAAAGAACGCTTCACCGATTGGCTTGAGGAGATGGTCGTCAATGTTTTTAATGACGGTCTTCATGGACAGTCCAGCGGAACCCATCAGCATGGACAGACCTGCAGCGGTACGTCCTGTTCCCGTGACTCCTGTTTGACCGTGAGTGATGGATGGTATGCCCGTCTCTTCGTCAGCAAGCTGCCGTGATATCTGATACATCTGAATGTTTTCACCGGCTGTGTTTGGAAACTTGAGTCCGTTGACAGCGGTGCCAGTGACTCCAGACTGACGGCGGAATATCTTGCCGGGAAAGATGTCCATGTTTTGTCCGGGAACAAGGGACGCTTCGTCCACGTCAAATACAAGGTTGCCAGCGAGGGCAAGATTGTCGATTGCCATACGAACGTGACCATTCATCAGCATCTGTGCGTCTTCCATGTTTTCCGCAACGCCAACACCCCAGATTTGATAGGGGTTGATTTCAAACGGAAACGACTGGTAGGGTATACGTGCCGGTGTGAATGGATTCAGCACACAACGAAGGATCATTGTACCACACACCCAGATGTTGACCTGCATTTGGTCAAACTCTGACATGTTCTCTGCGCCCTCAAAGCCTACTTCTTTTGCAAACTTAGAGTCAAGGACGCCCCAATACTCAAGAACTTCGTATCTGTTTTCAGAAATGTGTGGTTCTGTTTCGTCTTCACGAATGGTGTCTTCGTAGTATTTATCTTCGTAGTTTGGTCCTTTTGCAAGGCACTCTTCGATTGCTTGGGCGTCAAAGTGTGGGCGCATGACAAGGCTGCGTAGCTGCTGCCGGTTCATACGGTGCCGTTCGATGACGTACTCGCAGTCTTCTACAGACGTGGCGGAGGGATCAGGGTGAAAGTCCCAACACGAAACGTGTTCAATGCGGGGCACAGTGCGTTCGTACGGGGTGTACTCCCGCTCACCCTCTTCGTTAGTTGTCCACTTGTGTACCCGCTTGTAAAAGTTAAACGGGCCTTTGATCACTCCCGTACCAAACAGTGCTGACTCAAAGATAGCTTTGCGAAACTCACTGACGGCGTTGGTGTCAAGCAACTGATCGTGGATACACTTTTCCATCTTTCGTGCTTGTTCTTTTGCAGGTTCAAACTGTGGTTCACCCACACGAGACTTGCCCGCAAGGATCATGTCACCAAAGTCTTTACCGTACGATCCCAGTTTATGTGGATCATCCGCCCTCATGGCACCGGGTGCTAAGTCACGGCCATCTCCCGGAAACCCGTATGGATCACTTGGTTGTTGGTCTAGTTCGTCAGCGGGGGTACGCATGTGAGCAAACTCTTCAATGCCTTCTGGCATCGGAGTTGACTCCACGACAAGTGGGAACTTTTTGTTGGCAAACAAGATGTCGATAATTTGCCCGTACGCAGCAAGGACTTTTGTTTTGGTGATCTTGATGAACACCTTTGATCTCTCGCTGTCGCGGTACTGCGTTGTACTGTCGTAGATTCCACGAAAGTTTTTGTACGCTTGCAGCCATCGCTGTTCGTTTGAAAACCGTCCGTTCTCTGCGTCGTCAAACCGTGCCCGTATGTGACCCGCAAGTCCGGGCATCTGCTCGTCAGGATTGGTTATCGGAATCGCTCGTTCTTCTTCCGGTTCTAGAAAATTATCGGACATGTCGCTTCCTTAGTAGTCGCGTTCGTCTGCCATTTTAAAAAGTGAAGCTTCTACCGTAGCTTTTGTTTGCTTCTTTGGCATTGCTTCGATCATTGGGCCTGTCTGTACACGAGTGTCGAATTCCAAACCTTCGCGGTACAGTTGTGATGCGCCTTCGTCTTTATCAACGCTGGTCTTATCTGCGTTCATAATGTACGATGCACCGTAGTTGTAGTTATTACCGGGCATAGGTTTCTCTCCCCTATGGTTGTGGAAGCTTAGATAGTAATGCGAGGGTCAGCTTCTTTTTCCCTCTTTGGAACAAACCCCTGCTCGTCGTCGGGTATATTTCCAAATTCATCTCCAAAGTCGTACTGGCGGTCTTGCGCCTCTTGCATCATGGAGGGTATTTTCATATCTTGTTTTTCGCGGGAAAGTGCGCCAGTTGCCATTTCGACTACTACTCCTGCGCCGCCTCCCATTCTTGGCAAAAAGTCGGTTGTTTCTTGGCCTAATTTTTCAGCCACAAACTCCTCGCCTTTTCTTTGTGCAACATCGTAGGGGTCTTCTGCATCACCAACAAATGTCTTTTCTATAACGGCTGCACTCAAGTCGGCAACAGGTCCGGGAACAACTTTCAAGGCTGCAAGACTTGCAAGGGAACCAGATTTGAGCGTAGAACTAAGCTTGTCCCACAATCCAAGTCTTTTTAATTTTTCTATAGTTTCGTCGCTGATGTTGCCTTCGGGTGTGTCGCCTGTTTGATCAAGCTTAGATGCACGAACATCTGCCCGTATTTCTTTCTCGCGCATGCGGCGTAGTTCATCGGCTTTTACTTTTTCTATGTCAACTTCTGCTGCCCTAGCTATTTCTTCTGGGGTTACAGAAGCCTTTGCCTTTATTTCTTTGGCTTGCGCCTCTGCAACAGCAGCCCCTGCAGCAGCCCGTCTTGCTTTTTCTTCTTCAATTATTGTAAGCTTCTGATCTTCTATCAGTGCCGCCCTGTCCTCATCAGACAGAAGGTCTATATTGATATTCTTAGGCGTTGTGCC